CCTCATGCCTGAGCTGCTTAATCATCTGCCGCAGGGGCTGCGCCTCGTCGAGCCGTTCGCCGGTTCCTGCGCGGTGATGATGGCAACGGATTACCCGGCTTATTTGGTGGCTGACGTTAATCCCGACCTGATTAATCTTTACCGCCAGATTAAAGACCACACCCGCCCCTTTATTGTGGTGGCGCTGAGTCTTTATTCACAAAACAAAACGGCAGAGGATTATTACCGCATTCGCGAAGCGTTTAATCATGACCCGGCTTTACCTCTGCTTGAGCGCGCCGCACATTTCCTCTACCTGAACCGCCACGGCTACCGTGGCCTTTGTCGTTATAACCGTAAGAGTGAATTTAATATCCCTTACGGAAATTATTCTGAACCTTATTTCCCCATGGAAGAAATTGAAACTTTCGCAGCCAAAGCCCACCGTGCAACGTTTGTCTGTGCGGATTTCCGCGAAACGCTGAGCATGATTCAGACCGGCGACGTCGTTTACTGCGATCCGCCCTATGACGGCACCTTCACCGGCTACCACACCGGCGGGTTTGATAAGGCCGCGCAGCAGGATTTAGCCAGCATGTTAACCAGCGTGTCCGAGCGCTGCCCGGTCATCGCTTCAAACAGCGATACCGATTACACGCGCACCCTGTTTGACGCCTACGAGCTGACCAGCGTCAGGGCTGCCCGCTCGGTTGGCGTGGCTGCAGGTGACGGCAAAAGCGCGGCAGAAATCATTGCCGTTCGTCGTCCTGCCGATGTTTGGTTTGGGGTTGATATGGCTGCAAAAGAGGCAGCTACATGATTAAGCAGTACGCTTACCCGTGGAATGTCCCACGGGAAGCCATCGCCAGCCCTTATCCCACCTATGAGGAAATGCACAGCCGCAGTCAGATGATTGCGGCTTTAGTGCGTGCGCAGGAGTTGCTTGAGCAACAGCCGACGCTGATCCAGATTGACGTTAAGCGTCGCGTCAACGAGCTGGAAAAATCACAGGGCATTGCCCGTGCCAATGCGTACTTAACGAAAACTTTCGTGGAGCGCACATTGCCGCGTGTTGAATGCGTTAATGAGCAGTACCGGGTTAAGACTATGGACGCCAGCACCTTTAACCTGCTGACACAGAACGCCCCGAAAGAGAATGGCGCGGCGCTTGCCGGCGGCCAGCTGTGGGAGCTGATGAGGCGCTTTAACCGCCTGACTGATATGTCGCGTGCCGATGTGGATTTGCTGGCCGGTGATATTGCCAATTTCATTCTGGCCGAGCTGGTAGGCACACGCGCAGGCAGCTGATGAGTCAGATTATAAATACACGCACCGCGTCTATATGACAGCGGCGGCCATCACCCGTGAATTTAATCAGACGCCGCCACTGTGGGATAAGGTGACGTCCCGTTTCTTTGATCCCGAAGAAGTCACACCCGCCGTGCTGCGTATGCAGACAGAAAAATGGTGGACGGGCCGACTGCGCCGCGTGGCCGCGTCATGGCGGGAACACCTGCAGATTGCCCTGGCTAACGTCAGCAAAAAGCACACGCCATATGCCAGCAGAATGACGGTTTCAGAATGGCGGGAACAGAAACGCCGTACCCGTGAGTTTTTAAAGGGCATGGAACTGGAAGACGAGGAAGGCAACCGCATCAGCCTGATTGAGAAATACGACGGCAGCGTGGCAAATCCGGCAATACGTCGCTGTGAGCTGATGACCCGCATTCGCGGCTTTGAAAATATCTGTAATGAGCTGGGCTATGTCGGCGAGTTTTACACGCTGACCGCGCCGTCACGCTATCACGCCACAATCAAAACCGGCCATCGTAACCGCAAATGGAATGGTGCCAGCCCCGCAGACACGCAGCGTTACCTCTGCAGCGTCTGGCAGCGCATCCGGGCAAAGCTGCACCGTGATGACATTCGAATCTTTGGCATTCGCGTTGCTGAACCCCACCACGACGCAACGCCACACTGGCACATGCTGATGTTTATGCGTCCCGAAGATGCAGATCAGGTGCGGCAGACAATCCGTGACTATGCCTTTCAGCAGGACAGCAACGAGCTGACCACGGATAAAGCCCGTAAAGCGCGTTTTCATGCCGAGGCAATCGATCCGGAAAAAGGCAGCGCTACGGGTTACGTGGCTAAATACATCTCTAAGAATATCGACGGCTACGCGCTGGATGGCGAGCTGGACGACGAAAGCGGTAAAGAGCTTAAGGAAACCGCGCCCGCCGTTTCTGCCTGGGCGGCACGCTGGCATATCCTACAGTTTCAGTTTGTCGGCGGTGCGCCGGTCACGGTTTACCGCGAGCTGCGCCGCATGGATGACACCGGAACCGCCCACGGCCTGAGTGTGGAGTTTGCCGCTGCGCATGACGCGGCCGACGTGGGCGACTGGGCGGCATACGTTAACGCGCAGGGCGGCCCGTTCGTGCGTCGTGATGAGCTGGCCGTGCGCACCTGGTATCAGTCGGGCAATGAGCTGAATGAATACGGTGAGGAAACCGTGCGTATTAAGGGCGTCTACGCAACTGAGGTTGGCGCAGATATTCCGATTTTAACCCGTCTGGCACAGTGGAAGATTGTCCCGAAACGTGCCGTTGATTTTGGTTTTGACCTTCAGGGCGCGCCCGCGCCCTCTCGGAGTTCTGTCAATAACTGTACGGGGCGTTTGAGATCTGAGGATTCAAACCCGCCGGAAAGTGTGGAAGAAATCGACCTTGAAGGGATGAGCCGTAAAGAACGGCGACGGCTGCTGGCCCGACTGAGGGGTGAAAAACCAGATAAAAAACACTTAGTGCTACGGCGGCCAGACAAAATCGAGACAGCTTGCGACAACGTGATCGGCCAGGTCAGAGACTTAAGCGGCGAAATCATCAGCCGTGGTCTGGCCGTGCGCCTGATAGGTGGCACACAGACAGAAATCGCAGGGAAAATGTTCCGAAGCACCTGCTACGGCGACTTAGTGCGGCCATTCAGTAATAAAGATGACAATTCACGCAAAGACGAAATTATTAGCCGTTTCAACAGCCTTGCTAAAAGGGCTAAGACGGCCAATTTACTTAAAGCGGAAAGCGAAGCGCACAAAAAGTAAGGCTGAAACTAAAAAAACATTTCACATTAAGAATGTTCTAATATACTGTGTTTATGTACAGTTGTTTGAAGGGGGAAATGTTATGCAGGATTATTTTTTTGAGTCTTTGAAATTGCAACGTATTGATTTGTTCCTTAAATTGGTTGCATCCAGTGATTGTAGTGAAGATGAAAAGAGTCTGGCGATCCAGTGGGTGTCTGAGCTGACCGACGAGCTAATGAAAAAGGTCAGGAGCCACGAATACGCCCGTTCGATTGAAGTTTCAGAATAAGAAAGAGGGGAGAGGATGCGTATTGAAATAATGATCGACAAGCAACAAAAGGTCAGCCAGGAGACTATTGAGGCGCTTGAGTCAGAAATCATAAAAAATTTGCAGCCTCAGTATCCAAAAATGGCTATCCGAATCCGCAAAGGCAGTGCGAACGGCGTCGAGCTGTCAGGCTTAAAGCTGGATGAAGATAAAAAAAGCGTGATGGAAATTTTACAGGCCGTCTGGGAAGGCGACAGTTGGCAGCACTGATAACCGCGCCAGCGTCAAAAACTGTTTTTTGGCGCTGGCGGGGTTGAACAACGAGCAGTGCGAGGCGTTAGAGAAAATTCATAATCAGTTACATGCATCAGGCAAAAGTTGATAATATATTAATTGTTTTTTAATTGGGCATGTGAGGGTTTATGGGAAACCTATCAGTGATTTTATCATTTTATTGTTCTAATTCGGAAGGCAATATGTGTTCTTTTTTTATTTAATAAGTTGATTTTATTGGTTATATTTTTGATCTGGTTTTAAATTTTGGAGAGTAGATATGGATGATGCCCAGTACGAAAAAGACAATCCTTTTGCTGATCTAAATAAACTTAATGCAAATCTTGCAGGTTTAGATGATAGGGGATTGGTATTGTCATTGGCTGCTTTTTTAGAATATTCATTAGGAAAAGCCCTTTCTATATTTCTTCTTGATAATAAAGCTTCTAAGGATTTAATAGAAGGATTCAACGCTCCATTAGGTACTTTCTCATCCAGAATCAAAGCATGCTTTTCATTAGGGTTGATAAATGAGAAACAATATAAAGACTTGGAAATTTTGAGGAAAGTTAGAAATAAATTCTCTCATAGTTGGGAAAATATGTCACTTGAGGATGAGGATATTTCAAGACAGATTAGTCATCTTAACTTTAGTAGGATTGATTTTGAATATCCTAAAAATAACTATGAGAGAATTAAGAAATCAATATCATCTTTATTAATAGAGTTAAATATTATAACAAAAGGGATTGGTGATGGTAAACAGGGTATCAAACTTATTGCATCGCATGTAAATATTGGTTTTGCAGGCAATGATTTTAATAAGCAAATGCAAGGTATTAGGGAGGATATTAATAAAATAGAAGTTGATTTAAATTCAGGTGATAAGAGGTTGACTGAGTTTGCTAAACATAAAGCAGAGTTGTTGATTGAGCGGTTGCCTTATGTGAGTTATAACATTGCAGATCTGGATGTTTTCTCTGCACAGTTAACTGATGTATTGGAGTTAAATTATGAGATTTTAAAAGTCATTGGCTCTGATGAATATAGGGTTTTAAGTGAGGAGGAAAAAGTGGAACTTAGGCGGAATTTATTTAAAGGTTTAAGGGAAAAAGACTAGGGCCAATTCCAGAGGTAGATGGTGTCTTTTTTAAGTTTTTTTTTGCTCGATTTGATTAAGGGTTACGTGAATTTTGAGTGGGTAGATTTACAAATTGGCTTGCTTGCATTGAAATTTTTAATCGTTATATCAATAACTACGCATTCAATTGATTTGTTAATTTTTTAAGCATAGTTTTAGATCATAAATTCGTTACCTATGACTAGATGCGCTCCTTTCACTTCAACAGCGAATGCACCAGAGCTAGGGTTACAATAGCAACTCATTTCATGTTGCTTCGCTTTGCATGACTATGCTGCATGAAATCGCATGAGCCCGAAAGGATCGTTTGCCGTTCAGTAGGCTAGCACTGGCGGGCTTTGCCGACAGTCATGCAACTGCATGAAAATCACTGCATAAAGCGCGCAGGCGTGGCGGGGCTACGAGCGCGCGCCAATACATTTAGCATATGGGAATACGCCGCAATTTTCGACCCGATGCCGCTTGATTTGCTGATAGATCATCGGCAAGGGGGAGTTTGATCTCGTTCTCTTGGTGTGATTCAGATACGCTGTGAAGCACTGGAAATCGCAAGGCGT